GGTATATTCATATTGTAATTTACGGCTGCAGTTTTCCCCGAGGCGGGAAGCCCCCAGATAATCGCGTTCTGGCTGGGCTTTATGTTCCGCGCACAGTGCCTTATCAATCAATTCAGACACACGCTCGGTAAAACTGGGCCTGTGATTAAAATCAAGCATCTAAAATGGAATCTCCCCAAAGTCTTCGATGGGCTCGCCTTTGGAAAGCTCGTCCATGTAAGCTGTCACAACGACTTCGATCAGCGTCAGGACTTGCTCACGGGTTAAATCTTGGAAGGCTTTGTCAGTGCCAATCTCGGCGACATATTCGCCAAGGGGACGCAGAGCCTTATTCATGCAGTCACGTTCAAAATCGGATGCGTCAATCATGCGGCGACCCTCCCGTTTTCAATGACCTGACGGATGGCCGTGTTGTTAAACCGCATGGTCATCAGCGCGGATGCCTTGTAACGGGTCAGGCTGTAATCATTGCGATATTCAGGAGGGAGATGACGCAGCTGTTTTTCGGTGGCAGGCTGGTGCAACCAGTTCTTGGTTTTGTGAGCAGCGCTCTCGGTTTCAAACAGGTTGATCCAGTCATCGGCAGCAGCGAAGCAGACAATGCGCTCACCTGCAGCCAAGAGCTTAACCGCATGGTTTTTGCGACCACCAACGGCGTACCATTCGCCATCGCGGTAAAAGACGCCGCCCCAAGCCTCAAAGCCGGTTGCAATGAAATACTGATCATCACCACGCAAATCGCACCAAAGGAAGCTGGAGCGTTTGAGAATGTCGATCTCCGTCATGTGGAAATCGGCGGTCTGCGTGGTGTCAGCCTCGGGCTGGCCTTCCCAGATATAGCCACATAACGGACATTCCTTACTGGCGAGCGGCACATCAGCGCCGCATTCCGGGCAGTCTTTATAGGGCGCATCACCTTCAATAAACTGATCATCCAGCTGGACTTCCTGTTCCAGCGAGCCATGCATCAGTGTCGATGTGCCAAAGTCGAGCACAACGCAGTCTTTTTTAATGATGCCGGGGAACTCAGCCGGATCGACTGTTCTCAACCCACGCCCAATCATCTGGATCATCGTAGATTTGTAGGAACTTGGTCGCAGTAAAACGATGCAGGATGTTGGCGGGTGGTCCCAGCCTTCAGTCAGTACTGCGACATTCACGATGACTTGCAGATCGCCTTTGCCGTAAGCTGCCAAGGTATCAGAGCGATCTGTCTCACTCATATCACCCCAGATCATGCCTGTGGCGATGCCCGCGCTGATAAAGCTGGCCATGACATCCCGCGCATGCTCAACGGTCGAGCAAAATACAACGGTTTGACGGTCTCCGGCTTTTTCTTTCCAGTGCTGAACCACCGCATCATTGATGGGGCGCGTGTTCATGATGTCAGCAACCGCGCCCATATCATAATCAAGGGCGGTTTTACGGACTTTACTCAGCTCTTCCTGAACACCGACATTCATGATAAAGGTGCGTGGCGGCACAAGGTGACCAGAAGCGATCAGCTCTTTTACCGTGATTTGGTCCGACACGTTGGAGAAGATCGGGCGCAGACCTTTTTTGTCACCACGGTTCGGCGTGGCAGTCATACCAAGCAGCTTCATGTTTGGATTGATGTTTTGAGCGTGCTCAATCACCCGCATATAGCTATCGGCCCGAGCGTGATGGGCTTCATCAATCACCAACGCATCAAGTGGTGGTAATGAGTGCAGATTGCTCTCCCGCGAGAGGGTTTGCACCATGGCAAAAGCCACTTGGCCATCCCAGCTTTTCTCATTCGCATTAAAAATGCTGGTGGAGAGCGAAGGGTTTACGCGCTTGAATTTGCCTTCATTTTGAAAGGTCAGCTCATCACGGTGAGCAAGCACGCAGGCACGCTGGGTATCCCGGTCAAACATGCGTCCCAGCACTGCTGATAGCATGATCGTCTTGCCTGCGCCTGTTGGCGCGACCGCTAGCGTATTGCCGTGGGTGTAAAGCGCATCAACGGTCTTGGAGACGAGCTCCTTTTGTCTTGGTCTGAGTAACATGCCGCCCCCTTATCATTGTGCCCATGACGGCAGGTTGCTGGCAGAACTCGCAGATGCGGACTGATCACTATTGGATTGAGGCGCAGAAGCTGCGCCGGATACAGCGCCCATGAGAGAGGCGTATTCCTTGTTGTCCGGTGTGATAGCCAGTTTGATGACGTTCTTGTCGTCACCGTTCTGGTCTTTCTCAATGTCGATACGGGCAACAAACTCGACACCATCCAGATCACCAAGGCCGTTGATACGGCGGGCATTCTGGGCAGCTGGCGAATTATCCTTGTTGGACACGCCGCGAGAGGAGTTCAAAATCCCTTTGATAAAGGCGCGACCAATATTAGCCCAGTCCGGTCCTTTGGCGCTGTAAAGGCCAATCAGGCTCCAGATTTTACGGCGAGCATATTTGCCTTCCAGCACCACAAACTCGCAGTTCAAATAGACGGCACCTGTGGTATTGCTGCGCGTGGCCCAGCCACCCGTCCAGCCTTGTGATGCATCATCATGACCACCGGGCTTAATGGTCATACGGACCTTAACCAGCGTTCCTTTGGGGATAACATCAAATCCGCTTTGATCATCTGCACTATTAAAATCGTTCCAACTCATTCTTGGCCTCCTTGTGTTTCGTTGTTTTGTTGGGAATCAGGGGTGCTGCTGGCAGGTGCGTCCTGTTCAATTGAGAACGTGAGGCGTTCGGCAGCAGGCTTGGCTTTGCCCGCAATTTTCTGCATGAGGCGGCCAAGATGGGGTTCTTCCATCAGATCAAGACGACCGGAACGATCCTTGGCCGGATATCCGGCATCATTGATGGTGTGGCAGATAAAGGCGCGGAATGACTTGCCTTCGGGGCTTGTCATCTCGGTCATGGTGATGACCTGATCGACAATGCCGGGAAGCTCTAATGCAGTTTTGCTGCCTTCAATTTGCGGCTGGAAGAAACGGCGATTAAAGTCGTCGATCTTTTCGTCCAAGATGCCGACAAACCAGATATTCTTGCCGCGTGTATGTTGGAGATGCGTAAGCCACGCAATCATCTCCTGACCATGCAGGCCGTAAGCACCACGGGTATCAGGTTTGCCTGTTTTGTCAGAAAATGCCTGTGGCTGGCCTTTGCACCAGTTGAAGCATAAGCGTCCGGCAACGGTGATACTGTCGATGAAGATTGTGTCGTATTTATCCAGCGCTCCGGCATCACCATACTTGGCGCTGACGGCATCATAATGGGCTTGGCTGTAAGGCTGCTCATCACGCAAGGCCGGATTCGGACCGCCAATAAAGGCGGCAATATCACGGCAGTCCTGCCATGTGCGCGGACGGATGGTATCGCCTTGCCAACCTTCGATAGCCAGATCACCAGCCTCAAGATCAAAGAACAGCGTCTTTTCTGCAGGAAGCGTCCAGAGCAGTGATGTTTTGCCGATACCGCTTTTACCGAAGATGCATCCTTTGATGCCCTTGGTTTCTTTCAAGCGTTCATCGGCTGAGATGATAGGAAGGCTCATTGGGCACCTCCTTTGCGGGAGAGTGCATCCACAATATTTTCAGCGCCTAATGCGCCTTTGGAACGTGCTTCCGTATAAAGCTCACGGATGGCAGACAAGCGCTTGTAAATGGCGCTTTGTTCTTTATCCAAAGCCTGTGCGGCAAAGGCCAAATCATCCAGAGTTGCCTCATGGATAGGTTTGGTGGTGTTTTCAGTAATAGCACCAAGCTCTGGAATTTGAATAAATGCCGGAACATGTTTGGCGTAGTAGCTGTCCTTAATCAGCTTTTGTAACGATGGCTTAAACATAAAATCTCCTTGATTTCGTGGGTTAAAATTTGCTCTTTGGTCATGTCGTTTCGGCTGCCGGGTTCTGACGCCGCCCAAAGAGCAAAGCGGTCGCGGTATTTCCTGATTCAGGTCTTGTATTTCCACGAGAACCCGGCATGTTTTCTTGCCTTCAAGGAGTTACTTACCGAGAGGGCTCAAAAACTGTCGGCGGCTCAGTGCAGATATTCCGCAAAGCCACGCTCCTTCAGCGATCCGCGTAGTTCGGACAGCGTCCCGTAAAGGGTTGATCGTGGGGTTTTGGTTTTGCGTGAGATTTCACTGATGCTGAGCGTCCGCAGATCAACGAGCAGCAACACCAGATGCGGCGGCATCTGCTGAACGGCCTGTTCAAGGTCAATTTGAAGGTCGCGGCTGGTCAGGTCTTCGGTTGCGGGATCAGGCAAGGCGTTGGGCTCAAAGTCCTTATTCTCAAGCCATGCATCGAGTGAAAAATCACTGATGCCTGAGCCACGTTTTTGTGCGCGGGCGGCCTCAATCAGGCTGGCACATTTGTGGTTGAGGATGCGGTCAACAAAGGTCGACCATTTTGCTTTTTCAGGATCATAAGCCTGCTTGCGGGATAGATAATCCAGCATTAGCTCTTGCTCGAGGTCCTCGACTTCTACGCCATGAATGGCGGAGTGCCGCATCAGGCTGCGTGCGTGATAACGGACTTGGTTTACGACATAAGGATGGATTCCTTCATAGTTGTTTTTGCTCATGGTTTTCGTCTCCAGTTGCGGTTAGCCGCCACGCGGGCGGGTCAACTGGGACTGGCGAAAACTCACCGGAGGCCCGGTGAGACGCGCTACTCAAAGCGCTGCAAAAACAAAAAAAGCCCCGACATGCGGGGCTTTGGTGGGTGCGAATTTTTTTGAAAAAAATTTCAGAGTGTTCGGTGAAATTTCACCGAAGCGGGATTAAGCAAATCCAAAATGCTTTAATTGCTCATCCCAAATATCGGGAAATGGGGTTTGCATATCTTGTAGGCTTAACTGGCGCGGCTGCGTACCATCCAAGATGGCTTTTTTAATCTGGGGGGCGAGTTGATTGAGGCGCAGTATCCGCGACATATAAGAGGAATTGATCTGGCGTTGGCGCGACATGTCATCGATGGATTTATAGCGCCCTGTATCAATCAGGTTCTGCCAGTAATAGGCTTTGGCCAAGGCTCTAACGAGCGTCTCATCGGGTTTCGAAGCTTCTTGCGGTGCAGTCATATGAGCACCTTCAGGAAGTAAAATCAGTTTTTTGCCGCCGTAGCGTTTGATTTTTATCGGCACCCGAACCGAGATCACATTGCCTTCCATCATTTTTATGCGTGCATCCATGCTTGCTCCTCCAATTGTTGGGTTGAAATTCCTTGGAGGCGCTTTTCTTGTTCGTCCAATTCTCGTGCAAGGCTGAGCATGCCATCTGCCCGGATACGGACATCGACATATTCATAATTGACGATGACTTTCTCAATCATCAGCTCAAGAATACGTTGCTGCTCTGCCGGAAAAAGCTCCTTCCAGATCGGTACAATATTGCCAAGCGCGTCCCGGACTTCCGTTTCAGTCACGCTTTCATCTTCTTTGTATGCCTCGCGCCATGTCTCAACGATCATTTCAGGTGAGGCAAAAACGGCTTGTAGCTGCGTCAGTATCAAAGCTTCCATCTCACTGGCACTGACATTACGAACTTTGCAATCCGGGTTGATACCTTTGCGATAGTGCTCGCAGGTGTAATAGCGATAAAGCCTGCCGCCTTTTTTACGGGTATGGCTTGCCACCAATCCGCATTCACATTCACCGCATTTCAAAAGTCCCATCAAAATGGCCTTGGTTTTCTTGCGTGTGATTGCGCCTCTATTGATGGTGTTTTCTTTCATGATGGCGCGGACTTTATTCCACGTATCCATATCAATGATAGCTGGATGGCGGCCTTCGTAGATTTTGTCTTTATGCTTGATCTTGCCGATATAGATGGGGTTTTGCAGAATCTTATAGAGACCGCCTTTATCCAGTGCCTTGCCACCAATAACCCGTCCGTTCTTGGTTGTACGCTTCTTGCTTAACACTCTCATGCGCGGCAACATTTTCGCCATTTCCGTTGGTGACTTGGTCATCAAAAACAGATCAAATATTTTGCGGATGCCCTCAGCCTCATCAGGCTCGATCACAAGCTCGCGGTTTTTGACCACATAGCCCATGGGCGTGACGCCGCCCATCCACATGCCTTTGCGTTTGGAGGCTGCCAATTTATCGCGGATGCGTTCGCCAATCACCTCACGCTCAAACTGAGCAAAGCTGAGCAGAATGTTTAGCGTCAGTCGCCCCATCGATGTGGTGGTGTTAAATTGCTGGGTAACAGAGACAAAGGACACTTTGTGCTCGTCAAATAGATCGATCAACTTGGCAAAGTCAGCCAAGGAGCGCGACAAACGGTCAACCTTATACACGACGACCGTATCAATCAGACCGCTTTTAATGTCATCCATCAGGCGCTTCAAAGCAGGACGATCCATATTGCCGCCTGTGAAACCGCCATCATCATATTCATCAGGAAGCTGGAACCAGCCTTCATGTTTTTGTGAGGCAATGTAAGACTCACAAGCCTCACGCTGTGCATCAAGGCTGTTGAATTCCATGTCCAAGCCTTCTTCAGTAGATTTGCGCGTATAAATCGCGCAGCGTTTTTTCGGTATGGTTTTGCTCAATGTTTGCCTCCTTGTGCTTTGTTGTTTAATCCGAAGAAGGCAGGTCCTGACCAGCTGCTGCCTGTTATGGCCAGTGCAACTTTCGACAGGCTTTTGTATAGGCAGCCTGCATATTCATAGCCTTCTTCTAAAATGGTGACCTGATATTCAATGCCCTTATATTCCCGGACGAGCTTGGTGCCGGGGATGGGCCGCTGATACTGTGTCTTGCGCTTCGGCTTGGCTTTCTTGCCCGAGCCAAATAAATCATTGGCCTGTTGTTCAATCCGGTTCTCAATCTGCGGATCAACGCCATAAGCAAGCTCTTGCAGGCGATAAGCCAGTCTGCGGACAATGTGGCTTTTATGGCCGCCGGGTGGTTCGTCCTGATACAGATCCCGCCATAATGCTTTCAGGTCTGATAGCGGCATGTTTGGGAGTGCGGCCACACGCGCCAGAAGTGTTTTATCCATCTGTTTCTCCTTGGTTTTTTGGTTCTTCGTCATGGGCATGAACGCTTGGAAAAACCCTGAAGTCCAATGAATTAGAGGGATGTATTGCTTCTTTCTGACGGTTCAGACGGATCTTGCGGCGCAGGATGCCAAGCGCCAGCAAACGCGCCACTTCGATGCGGCGATCTCGCTCGTTTATTAGGTTTGGGGAAAGTGAAGACATGGGCGAACCTCCTTGAGAATTATTGCGTCGTTCAAGGAGTTACTTACTGAAATGACTTGAAAACTGTCGGTTCAGTCAATGCTGTGCATTGAATCAAATTAGGCTTGTGAAAATCATAAGCCTAATTTATATTAGGTCATTAGCCAAAATTGAAAGGATGCTATGGAGCAACTGACAAACGCACAGAATACGCTATTACAGGCCATTGAGCGCCTGAAACGTGCCATGGGGATGTCTCCCACGGTACAAGAGCTTGCTGTGGAATTGGGTGTGAAAGCGCCCAGTGTGTTTGAAGGGCTCAAGCGGCTAGAAGATAAAGGCTATATTCGCAGACAGGCGCGAAAAGCGCGTTCCATCGAAATCCTCCACGCACAAACACCGGATAAAACCAATCTGACGGCTGTTCCTGTTTTGGGAATGGTTGCAGCTGGCCAACCAATTCTTGCTCTTGAAAACAAGATTGGTCAGGTCATGGTGCCGAATAATGTTCTGCGCGGGAAATGTTTCGCGCTCAAAGTGCAAGGCGACAGCATGATCGATGCTGATATTTTCGAGGGAGATTACGTTGTTGTGCGCCAGCAACCTATTGCTGAAAACAGCGATATTGTGGTGGCTATGGTCGGCGAATCAGCCACTGTAAAGCGGCTGAGTATTGAAGGGGAGCATATTGAGCTGCGCCCTGAAAATCAGAAACTAAACCCCATCATCATAGGACAACAGGATGAACTTAAAATAATTGGGAAGGTCTTACATGTATGCTCGGGTGTTGACACCGAGGCCCTCCTAGACGAACCCCAAGGAGGATAACCACATGAGCACCTATAATTTACGACGTTTTGCCCAACCAGATGTTTTGAAACACATCCAGCAAGATAATCTGATCACTTTTTTGAAACGGTATGAAAGTTACTTGACCGGGCGTGGGTTCAGCTTTGTGTTAGATGAAGATGGCGAGCTGGATTTCGAGTGCTTAAGCCGAGTGCTGCTGGAACCCACAGACGATATCGATATTAATTTTGTGGAGGCGTTATTTTTTATTCAGGAAATGTCCGATGATGATCATTTTGAACAGCTTCATGGGCTTGCAGAAGAAAATAAAATTGAAACGCAAGATGACGTTTCTCCGGCGGATCTCGCTCTAACGCTATGGCTGCATGATCCTGAGCTTTTAAAGCGCCCACATGCAGAAGTGCTGTTGCTGAAACCAAAGTCATTCATGTACTTCATGTCAGACAAGAAAGCGCCAGATGAATTCGGTGTTCCGAAGCAAGAAGTTCTTACCGCTCTTGAGAAGGAGATGGATGTTTGGTTCTCTAAAAATAAGCGTGGGACTGGCTGCCGCATTTTGGCAGTGAGCGCCGATGATGAAGATAAGATATATTTCTTGGTTCATCATGGAATGCCTTTTAAACGTGAAGGCAAGATTGAAGACGGAAAATCAAAGACAATTTTCTATCGTCCAGAATTTCATGACGTTTTGATATATGACCGTCCAAACAATGAGCTAGCAATATTCAATAAATCAAGCGCCAAGAAAGAGCGCAGCATGTATTTGGATTTGTTCAGTCAGCATCTGTTCGGTCAGGCTGAATATTTCCCGGGCGCAGAAAAATATACATTGCAGCCACTCATCGACAACGGCGTTGATGCTTTGGCCTGTGCTGATATTGATGGACTGGAAGATATAAAGCTGGTTGAAATCCAGCATCAGTTTCTTGGACCTTATAACGATAAACAGACATTGCGCTCAAATGATGTGTTTGCGTCATTAGCCTCAAGGGATCGTGAATTTCCAAATTTTGGCAGATTGGTTTCTGCTAGCTTTGCTGTGAAATTTGAAAACGCCAAGCGTCCGCGCATGGTCAAGGTACGAACACCGAATGTGGCCAATTTTGACCGTAAGGAAGATTCCCACCTGATTGAAACATGGTTGCGGAAACGTGGCTTTGTAAATGAGCAGAAAGAGGAAGAAGACAGCACACAACCCGTAACGCATCAGGAGAACCATGACGCCGTATCAATCGCCGCCATGGCGTAAACTCACAGAGCTTTCTGGCGGCAAGGGTGTAAAAGCTGAATGGCAAGACTTTCCGGCAGAGCTCCTTGCAATAACCAATGAGCAAGCATCTGCCATTCCCTGTAATGGCAGAGCCGGATGCTACATGAATGTCGTGCGGCATGGGCCGAGCGATATTGTTGGCATTTGTACATCTGATACCAAACAGTGCGACCGCCGCATGCTTAACAAATCAGAACTGGCTCTGTATCGTATTGATCACAAAAAGCTGGCCGCCAAGGTTGCTGAGGCCATTGGTTTTACCGAGCAACACGAAAAAATCACAGATCATAACGCCCTTTGGAAATTTGGCGTGCTGAATCCACAAGCTGAATTCAGTTTTCCCGTTTATTGCTTTTTGGGCCAGACATCATCGCAGCTGGATAAAATCGTCAATCAGCTTTGCATGGCTGACCAGACGTTTCTATTAATTGCATCCACCAGCAGTCTCATCAGCAACGCCAGCTCTGATGCGAGCAGCAGGCATAAATCCAAACTCATCGGCATAGATGATGTGCTTGCCGTTGATGGCGTAGGCAAAGTCATGGGGAAAGAGAGCGCTCAAACCATCGTCTCCAATTGGCTGGAAACAGTGTTGCCAAAATCTGCCAAACCGGGATCGGAGTATCAATTCCCGACACCAGCAGGCGCAACATGGGAACAGTTTGTGTTCGAATTTACCGCAACAGAGATGTTGTTGGTTTCGTGCGGACAGATTCAAGAACGGCTGGAACCTGAACACCTGAAGATGAAGAACCAGAATTCCGGCAAGCCAACGCTGCAGTGGACGTTGTTACGTTCTCTCGCCACAACAGGCGGCAGCATCTCATGGCAAAATCAGGACGCCACTGATCGCGTCAAAAAACAAAAGCAGGAACTGGCGAACAAGCTCAAACAAACCTTTGGCCTTTCGGAGGACCCGGTGCCTTGGAATGAGAGCGAGAAAGCATACAAAGCAAAGTTTGTTATCAAAGCTGCTGATAACGTGCTGCGCCAGCTCACTGGTTGA